TACGTATCTGGGATGAGCGGGCTAGTGAACTTTTACTACGCTTGGCCGGACGAACAAGTGAGGGTAACCCTCGTGACGCTGCCGCGAATCAGGCCGGTATCTCACTAACGGTGGACGTAATAAGGCCTTTTACCGTAATCGAGGGCTGGGTGCGATATGAACTGGAACCTGGGAAAATGTATAGTCTCGTCGTCACGTTCAATCCATACTCGCGTACGCGCGATGGTATTCTACGACTGGTTCATGATTGGACCCCACGAGCCCAGGGTGTGTTTACCGACTTCCGTTTCATGCCGCGGGAGAATCTTTACTGGGGCTACTCCATTCCCGAAATACTGGAACAATCCCAAGAAGAACAAGCTCAAATCCACAACGGGAGGCGTGACGCAAACTTAATCTGCAACGTGCCGGGGTGGAAGAAAAAGCGGTTAGCTGATGTGGGGAACCCCGGCACAGAGTGGTACCCAGGCAAAGTGTTTGAGCTTGATCAAATGGATGATTTGGATGTTCTCGCGTACCCCACTAACTACAACAGTCTTATCGAGGAAGAGAACGCGCTCCTCCAGTTAGCGGAACGGTACACCGGCATTTCGCCCGCGATGCAGGGGTTTGGATCAGGCCAAACGGGGAGGCGCGGCACGTACAGCAGTATGGGTACGATGGCGTTACTGAGTGAGGGAAACAAACGGCTTGACATTTTTACACGACGAGTCCGACGACCGTTTCATTGCATTGGTAGCCAAATCTTTACAAATTACAGGGACTTCAAAAGCGATGCACCCGAATGGGAACAATACGGACAAACAGGTGAACTCCTCAAGCAGCTCTTCAACCTCACCGAACCCGACGGATTTAGGGGATTTTTCTTCGATATCGGAGCGAGCGAGGCTAGCGCGAATAAAGAGGTGGATCGACAAAATTTACTCCTCATGGCCAATACTATGGCTGCGTATTATAAAGAAATCATGGGCCTTATCCCTATGGTCGTCCAAGCTCCGCCTGGTTCGCCTTTCCAAGAGCTTGGACTCCAAATCCTCGACGGTGCGCGAGACCTTGCGAACCGAATCTTGTTCAGCTTCGATGTATTCGACCGAACCAAAATGCTCCCCGACGTGCGAGCCGTACTGGGTGGAGGAAGACCTGGACAACCTCAACAGACTGGTCCCCCTAACCAAATGGGAATGCCACCAGCTGAGAGTGCTGTTTCAGGAGCAAACTTACAAAATATGGCGCAATCAATTGGTCAAATCACGGGCGGTGCTGGTAGGCAAGCTGGCGCAGGCGCGGGGGTTGGAGCTGGCGGAATTATGTGATTTACAAGGCCAACTCCACATGCTGAGAGTCGTACTAAACCTGCCGAACGAGGTAGAGAAACAGTTGCAAACGTTGTTAGAAGCCGAGGAGCGAAATGCCAGATCAACCAGTGTTCGGTAGTGAAGATCGTGTGAGGCAGAACAACCTCCCAACCGAGCTTACGAACGAAAAAGATCCGCAAAAGATCGCCGCGTATTATCAAGCGAGAGAGGCGAGGCTGCGCGAGGAGTTTCGTGCAAACCCAGAACGAGAACGCACCTCAGTTCAGATCGAACAGCGCGTCGACAACCGTCCTGTACAACCGGGCCAGTTAACGCAATCCGAGATGGTGGCTGCGCGCAACACGCTGGTGCAGATGGCGCGTAACGGCGCCATGCAAAACAAACGTTACTGGGCACGGTTGAGCGATCAAATCGAAACAATCATGGCGCAACAACCAGTAGAGAACCAAATCGATCTAAACGTGTGGGCAACCGCTTACAACTCGCTCGTGGGCGCGAACTTGGATCGGTTGCTGCGCGAGGATGCGGAGGCCGCTCAAAATGCCGAACAAGTCCGCATTACGAGTGAGCGGTCAAACGCTCCGCCCGGGCAGGAACCTACCCCCGCACCGTTACCCGTTGAGGTGACGGGAAAGATACTGCCCGGGCTCAACATTAGTGAAACGCAATACAGAGCGGCGCAACAAAACATTGCGAAAGGCGTGTGGCCGCTAACCGCTGACAACACCACAGGCAAGCGTTTATTGATCGGCGGAGGTGAAAAATAATGCCAGCACAGCCTGAGCCAAAACGCGAAGTAGGCACAACCGTAATCCAAACAGTATCTGGCACAAGCCAGAAAACGTTAAACGAATCGGAACGTAAGGCTCGCTACGCTGAGCTAAGATCACGCTTGGGTCAACCACGTTTGAAGGTGGTGGGGAACCCTGCAAAGCACTATTTCTGGGCACACCGATCTGACTCACAAGAGCTCGATAGGTTAGACCTAATCGGTTATAACATCGTTAGGGAACCGAACGCGGAGAACGTACTCGCGGGTAAAGCAAAACCTGCGGTGAGCGCGGGCGGGTTACGGAACGACGGTACATACGTGCTTGGAGATGTGATTTTAATGGAGTGTGATCAGGATATTTACGAGTTCTTAATGATGGAGAACGAAGAGCGCGCAAACAACATGTTGAACGCGGCTCGCGACAACTTCCTGATCGAGGCTGAAAAGGCAGGCGCACCTACGTTTGAGGTAGACAAACAAAAGGTAGGAGGAAAATAATGCCAGCATCGTTGAACGTTGCAGCTCCGATATATCCGCTCAAAGTGCTGATTGGTGGTACAGCGCAAGCGGTACAACGTAGACTGCCTGAGCTGGCCGGGCAAACGTTTTTACAAGGTGTGCCCGTCCAGGTCCAAACGACAACCGGTTTTATCCAAGAAACCCCCGCAATCACGAGTGTCGCGACGGCGATCATCGCAGGTTTTTCGACCGAACCCGCGAGCAACTTACTTAATTCGGGCGTCGCTAAAACACTGACCCAACAGGGCCACCCGCCCTTCCAAACCTTCGCGGTCTTCATCCCCGTTGGAGCGTGGCCGAACGATGGTGCTATCGGGTTGCATCAAGCTGTCGACAGCACGGTCTTTATCGGGATTGTTGGGCACGGGAACGATAACGACCAAGCAAAGATCGCTCAAACAGATCTGGGCGCGATCTTCGGCCTAACAAAAGATCTGGGGAACATGTTCTGGTACATCGACAAAGCGAAGACAACCGCGGCGGCAGGAGCGGTAGCCCAAATAACGGACTTACTCGATCCTGTCGGTACTTTAAACGGACGCGTGGGTTTTAAAGTACTCCACGCAGCGTGCCAGCTCGCTGGCCTATAAGGAGACGAAATGCCAGTTACAAGAGGGCAGTTCGGCCAATTATTGGCGGCTGGGCTGTTCAGCGTTATTTATGAAGATTTAGCGATGCACCCTGAAGAGTTCCCTGAATTCTTCAATATTTTCAGCACAACGAAAGCATACGAGGAAGATCAGTTGGTGGCGGGTCTAGCTCAAGTGCCAACGAAACCTGAGGGTGAGGCACTTAAGCTCGACCAACCGATCCAGGGCGGCTCATTACGTTACCAGCCGGTCAGTTATGGGTTGGGCTTTCAAGTGACGCGTGAAATGTGGGATGACGACCAGTACGGTATTATGAAGAAGGTCAGTTCGGACTTTGGAGGTTCGATACGGCAAACCATCGAGTCAGGAGCAGCATCGGTATTAAATTTGTCCTTTACGACCCAACGAACGATCGATGGCGTGTCGTTCATCAACACGGCACACCCGTTACTGGGTGGTGGGGTTTACTCGAACCAGAGTGCCACGAATGTCGCCTTCAGTACTACCGGCATGCAGGAACTCATTATTTTGTTCGAGAAGATGGTGAACGAGCGTGGTCTGTTAAAAATGATGGTCCCGGAGGATGTGTGGTTACCAGTCGATTTGCAATTCAAAGCTGGTGAAATTTTGCACAGTTCGTATAAACCGTACACGGGCAATAACGAGATTAACGTGATGCAGGGGCGTTTACTACCCCGCGTTAACCACTTCTTCAGCAGTACGACGGCTTGGTGGATCGCGAGCCGGAAGAGTGATCACACGTTGAAGTACTTTTGGAGAATCATGCCGGAATTCGATAGTCAAGATGACTTCTTCACAAAAGGTGCGTCGTTTTCAGTTTACTTTAGATTCGTGCCAGGGGTAACGTACTGGCACGGAGTGGCTGGATCACCTGGTCAGTAACAGGCCCCGGTCAGTAACAGCACGTGCCCTCGGGGAGGTGTAAGTCTGGGGGAAGTTTACACCTCCCTTTTTGGAGGTAACATGGCAAATCGACTTGGTATCAACCCAATGGTGATTGATACCCCCGGGCCTGAAGTTTTGTTTGCTACCGACATAAGGAACGCTCACTTCGAATTTACAAGCTACGGCGGACAGAGCGATCAGGTCGTCGTTGAGGATCGATTCGGTAACCTAGTCTGGGAAACAACAGGCCGGTCAGATTTATCTACCGTGTTAAGTTATACAGTCGAGTGGATTTACGGTATGAAAGTGCCGATCTTAAGTTCCGGCAAACTATTCATGTACTTCAAGTGAGGACGGTATGTCGTTCTGTGGAACGTGCGACTCAATAAAAGAAACGGACGATATCGCTCCTGTGATCGTAACCGGTCGTGTGATGGACACGAGTGGTAAACCGGCTGTGAGTGGCTGGGTAGAGTTTCGGTTACAACCGGATAATCAAGCGCTGCCGTATTCTGTTTTACCAGGACTGGTAGTAGCGAACCCGTCCAGGGGATTTATCGTCGCGGGTGGGAACGTTGTTCAACATCCCGGCGGTACATCCCCCTTTTTAGTTTGGCCGAATGATGTGATCGTGCCCGCAAACACGCTCTACCAAGTCACAATCGCACCTTGTGGGGTAGTTACACGAGTATATAACGGTGTATTAATCTCGCAGAGTATCAACCCGCAAGACCTGGCAAACCTAACGTTTGTATCACCCCAAAATAATGTAGTCGGTCCGATCATCGATGCGAACCCTTTAGTGAGTATGAGTATTGTGCCGGGAGTAGACAACGCGTTCACAATCGGTCAACCCAACGCCCGTTATGCGAGTGGGTGGTTCAACACGCTAAACATCAACGATTTGAGCGTGAGCACGTTAACGGTAGGCGGTAACGACATTGGGACGTTGGTGAGTGAGTTTTTCATTAACTCCGAACTTGTTTATGGTCAGCCCAACCCGGGCCAGCCAATCCTGATTTATACTTTCCCTTTCAGCGTTAACTTTCCCGCAGACCTGCAAAACCCCACCTCGTACTTTACCGTTGGTAACCCCCCGTTAACAACCGCAACATTCCACGTTTTAATCAACGGTAACAACATGGTTGATATAAACGTGGCGCCCGACGGAACTGTAACGTATGTTTCGGCAGGATTTTCAGTGAGCGCGAACGATAGGTTGGCTGTGATAGCTCCAGATCCTTCAGATCCAAACTTGACCGACCCCGCGTTTACGTTAACCGGAACGAGGGCATCATGAAACGTTTACTGATCTTGTTGATCTTCACACCGAGATTGTTCGGACAGGCGAGTGGGAACGCAACAATATTGGTGTTCCCCAGTACCCCATTCGGGACCTGTAGTGCACGCCAACTAGCGCTCAATAATGCGACAGGCGAACTTTACACCTGCGTGGGTGCGGGGGCAAGCTCGAGCGGAACGTGGCAGATCATACAGAGTGGCGGCGGTACCGGTACTGTGGTAAGCTTCGGGGCTGGAGGTTTACCTCCGTTGTTTACAACGAACGTAACGACCCCAACCTCCACCCCGAATTTGTCGTTCTTCTTAAACAACATCGCTCCAAACACGCTGTTTGGTAACTTTACGAGTTCGAACGGCCAACCCTCGTGGTTTACCCCCTCCGGCGACGTTTCAATGGCGAACGGTCAGTTCACGCTAAACCGGATGACGTTTAGTGGTACATCAATCCCCTTAGGATCCGTACCTTCGACGGGCCAATTTTTAACTTTCAACGGCACGAGTATTGTGGGTGGTACGCCGACGGGTGGGGGAGGTGGGAGTGGGTTGTTGGGATGCGCAACCGCGGTGAGTGGGGTATTAACCTGCGATGTAAGCATGGCCGTGACCGCCGCCGGTGGTGGCCAACTATCGTTAACTTCCGCGACCGTACCAACGTTAGGACCCCCGGGCCCGGTGGCAATGTTAGTGGCGGATTCGACAGGCCACCCGTTTTGGTCGAACGGTAATGGAACGAGTTTTTACGCCTTGGGTGCGGGTGGGGGAGGAGGGGCTGCGACGAGTTTGCAGTTTGGTTCGACAGTCTTTAATCTTGGCGCTCCTCCCTCTCAAGGTCAGTGCTTGTCATACGACGGTAGTAACATAACGGGCG